GAGATTTGCCGAAGGACACTCCATCGCCAAAATTAATTTCATAATGACCGTTTGGTGCTTCTTTCACATCATAGTATTCGGTTATTGCTGATACTGTAATTGCATCATCTAGAAACGTGTAAGTAGAATAGGCGTTTGTTGTTGGATTATTGAATACTTTAACATCAAGCGTACTTGTGTCTATATTCTCATCTGGAATAATATATGTTTGATTTGATGATAAACTATCCACTAAAAAGGTCTTTGTTTTTTGTGTACCTTCATGAACCAATATATCTGCAAATGTATAGAGACCACTTACGTCATTTGCGGTTACTGCTTCTCTACTAATGAATGTGTGATTTGATGTATCATTCGATGCTGAAAATGATGTACCTATAGGTAATGTTGTTGTTGATGGTCTACCAGCAACTCCAGATAAATCTATAGAACCAGTTATTGTTGATTTGGACGCACTTCTCGATTTTGGTCTATAACCAAGTCCTTCAGCATGTGATACCACAGATGATCTCAGTTGCGCGGTGTTTAAAAAAGATTCGTTAGTGGCAAGATTTGCTATCAAACCATTGAAGTGAGTGTTGTATGCGAGAACATCTAGTATATTGGATAACCCTGATGTTTCAAAATCATAATCGCTAAACTCAGTACTATTTGCAAAGTAGGTTTTTAAAGACGATTTGATTTGATCGAAGTCTAGTTGAGTCGATGTAATATTTGTTGCCATTTATCTTAACCTTGCAATATCTGTTTCTAATATAATCGTTTCTTTAGTACTAATAACTTGAAAAGTAATAGTTACTGAGCAACTATTATATTGACCTTTTATTTTAGCAGATATGTTTAATACTATCACCCTTGGTTCATAATTTTCAATAGTTTCTTTTATTTGGGTTTCTACCTCACCTGAATGTACGTCATCTGCTAGATCAAATAAAAGTCTCGTTACGTTGCCACCATAAAACATATTAAATGGTTTTTCGTAGTGATTTGTCAGCACAAGGTTTTTTACTGCTTGTTTTACTGCTGCTGCATCATTTTTTTTGAAAATATCACCGTTTTTTCTTTTGGTGAATGATAAATCAATATCACTATAGGAGGAATTACTCAATACTGTCATTTGAGATAATATTCCTAAATTTTTGTCTTCAAGTGATAAATTTTTTGCCATTTATTTTCTCTTTGTTTTTCTATAGTATTTATAAGGTTTTCACTTAACTTGATGTATAATCCTCACCATAGGCGTCAACAATATTCATTGAATCTGCCATTTTTTGATTTTCGTCTTGGGGTACTTCCACTAGATCAGTTGAACTCAAAACATTGTTATTCCATAATGTTTCTAAATCCATCTTAAAGAACGCCTTATAATTTGAAGGAATTGCTGGAACACTTATTGCAATCTGAGCATGATGCGCCAAACCAGCGGGATCTAGTTTATCATAATATAACGACATCTTATCATACTGAATGTTATCTTTTAGATATACTGCCAAATCATAAGTTTTGCTTAGTGCAACTTCACCCCTTGTGACAGAAATTAATTCATAAACTATTGCTCTACCAGTTTGTTTCAAGTCAGTAATGCTGCCACTTTCTATCGTTTCAGAGGGACCTGGTTGGTAAATCCCTTCAGCAACATGTAAAGAATATCCATTAAATTGATCAAGACCTTGGAAAAAATCAATAACCCTACTATGTGGTAAAAGATTTCTTGCCAGTGCCCGTCTATCTTCTAATTTAATTATATGTGCAATAGTACTTGGATCACCCGCAGCAGATGCAAATTTTGATATTGAAGTATTATTCGATAATTTTGTATTTGAATCGATTACCTTTAGGTTCGATGGATTGAATAATGGGTCTGGTATAAACTGATGATGTTTATCTTTTTCTGATGCTTCCGAATGTAAACTGCGTGTGATACGTGACTCTCTACCATGTGGTCCAATGTCTCTTGATCCTGATGTAGTATTTTCGTTCTTATTTACCATTCTTCCCAAACTAGTAGGTGCTGGGTCAGTATATGTTGGTGATAACACACCCTTACTTACTTGCCTCAAAACAAACTTACTATTTGCCAAATTATTAGAATTTTTAAGTTTTGACCTTACACCCGATATTGTTAAGTCTTTATTAGTGACGCCACCAGTTGGTATGGACAAATCTATCGAATTAGTGATACCACCGTCTGCATCAACACTACATTTTCTGACACCGAAGCGACTTTCTGATAGTATTTTTTGTATTTCTGTTGCAGTTGGAAGTAGAGTTTCATCTATATTTACCGAAAACCTAGTTTCAGTTTTAAATGTGCCACTTGGCACTGCGCTTTGCGCTGAAGTGGTAGCAAGTGCAGCAGTGCCAGCAGTCACTGCGTTACGAGCGCCAGTGGCATTACCTGCTAAGTGACCAATAAATTTACCATCTGCTTTGGCGTTGTTTGTTATATGTAAATTTTTAGTAATAGTAGTCTCATTAACAAAAATATTTTTACTATAGGTTATTACATTTTCGCCACCAAAAGTCCCAGTGTCACCAATACAAGTCATATCATCAGCAGTCATATTAACATTTGGAGAACTTACTGCTAAATCTATTTCCGAACTAAATGTGGTAGAACCTTTATGAGAATAGTCAGCAGTGCCATCAACGATATTAGATAGACTGCCCTTGATAGCATTTGTTACATTTCCCAACAGAATATTAGTAGATTCTTTAAGGACTGTGGATGCTTTCGATTTCTTGATATATTCCCTCATAACACCACCAACAGATTTTGTAAAGGAACCAACTATATCTAAAACTTTCTTGCCGCCGACATTTATATTGTAATCACCCTTTACGTTTAAATTGTAGTCTCCAGTTACAGTCATATTTAAATTACCACTATACCAAACTGTACCATCACCTTCAATAGTCATTGTATGTTCACCATTAACAACATCAACTCTGTTTCCAGTAGCATTAATAACAATGGTTCCATCTGGTTGAATATCAACCCCAGCACCGCAAGTATGTCTTAGGAGGATTCTCTCTCCACCTGGCGTATCATTTACTTCGTACACATGACCACATAAAGACTCATCAACTTGAACTTTACCATAATCATAATTGTGTACTGGTTGATATCCCAGACCTTTTCCTGGAATACCATTTTTGATACTTAAATTGTTTGTATTTTCACCTCTGGCAGATTCATTTATAGAACTTCTTCCACTATAATTTGCTTTTGGATACTGGTTCGAGGGATCAACAAAACCTTTAGTGAGACCTTGCTCCGCATTTGCAAATGGAAAGTTTTTTTCTCTATTAATTATATCATCTATCTCTGTTGTCATTTTCTATCCTCTATTGAAATATGCGTGAGGTGCTTGTGATTTTTCCAAATCAGCATATCTTTTCACTGCTTCAGGATCACTGGTATTCACTAGAACTGGACTATATCCATGTGATGATCTACCAGTTGGTGAAAATTCATCAATGATAACATGATCCCAGATTTGATGGATATTCTTTTCAAATCCTTTTTCATATAAATGGTGACTATCGTATACTGTAAACTTGGTGCCAACTGGGTATTGTGCTGGGTCTTTCCAAAGTTCACCCATATAGAAAGTATCAAACTCAGGATATTTCGCATGTTGTGGAAATCCATATTCTTTTGCAATGAATTGATCACCCACAAATGGACCTTTTCTAGCATTTGCTGTTGGTTCTATAATTTCTTCAGTTTCTGGGGCGACTGCTTTTGATGTTGAAGTATCCCTTTTTCCAGTTGCAACTACTGATGGACTTATAGATTTTTTTCTGCCTTCAATACTCAAATTTCGCTTTCCAAACTCTTTGAAGACAAAATTTTCCATAGAAATTCCAGGATCAATCCTATTTTCTGGATCAGTATCTTGATGACCCCAAACTTGACCACCCGGATGAACTGCGTAAAATGCGCCTAAAAAATGTTTCAGAGTAGACCACTGAGCATTATTTATTGATGAACTATTGGCAAATTGGTCAGGATTTCTAGTGCCACTTGCACATGAATAACCACCAACAAGGCATATTCCAGCACTGTAATTATTATGTCCACCCTCTTTGGCATGAGCGCCACGTTCATTTAGAGGTCTACCTCTTTGCAATGAACCATCTCTGCGAATAACATAGTGGTATCCAATTCCACTATAATTTTTCTCTTGATGCCATTCGTGAATTTCTTCAGCACCAATATTCTGATTTACATATGTTGCGCTCCAGTGAACTACAACTTCGCTTATTTCTCTTGTGGCACCTCTAAATTCAGATACAACTTCTTCATAAGAATGGATTCGAGTAAATATGTATTTTTCATCTGGATTTTTCCACACTTGTTCATTCTTAGTTGCTATTCTATGCCCTAGAGTTTTTTGTTGAACTGATAAACTACCACTATTCACCATGTTTGTAATAGATGGGTCTAGGATACCGATAGCATCTTGCAAAATAGATATATTGTCAAGCGGAAACGCCTTAGAAATTTTATCAGATATTAAAATTGATACTTTGTCATTTCTCCCATCTAAAACATATTGTAAAGTTTTTAATTCTTCTGCACTGGTTAATAATCCTTTTGAGAGTGAAGTTATTTCATTAAGGATAACAGGGTCAGTATTTTCTAACAATCTATTGATTATACCACCCTTCACTTTTGCTAAAGAATTTTCTACTTGATTGTCAAAGAATGATGTGGTATTATTAAACGTGTTTTCAATAGCAACAATTCCTTGCGCTACCGTATTTAGATTACTCAGCATATTATTTACTGATGAAAATGCGTCTACAGAATTTCCAGATAGATTAGTCAATGCACTTGCGGTAGGTTTTTTTCCTGTTACAGTCTCTAAATTAGCAGAAATGGATGCTGGTGATGGTGAACTTATTATCTGAGTTAGTTGCACTGAAGTTCCAGCAGCAGAAGCAGTTAGTCCAGTAAGAGTTGCTAGTTTATTTGGAGTGGTAGGGGTCTTTTGCAAATCTGAAAAACCTTCAACCTCTGAAGTAATACTAACGACTCCTTTATTTTCAAGTAAAGGATTTTCCGTCAGGTAATCTACTTCTTGAACTAAGGATTGAATCCCACCAACAACTTCACCCAATTTACTACCAAGCGTAGTAGACTTCACATTCGTCAAATTCTTTGCGGATTCTAAAATTTTATTTGAAGTCGATGAAATATCGGAAACATTTCTTAAATTATTCAATGATTGATTAACTTGAGAGAAATCTATACTATTTTTTAATGCCATTTATCGTTCTCCTGCTTGCGGTACATTACTAGCAACTGTGGTAACATAAGTAGCATAAACTTCTCTCGCAAACTTAAATCTGTCTGGATGT